ACTCCTGCATCAGGTACACTCACTAACTGCACTGGCTACACCTGGGCAAATATTGCCAGCAAACCAACCACTCTGAGTGGTTTCGGCATCACGGATACCCTGACCAGCAGCACGACTTCGACGCAGAGCGGCTACTTCGGGGATATCTTCCTGTTTGATGACTCGACGCCATCACACTATCTAGGTATCACCAATTCCGCCAACCTGACGGCAGCACGGACACTCAGCATCAACGTCAACGACGCTGACCGCACCGTATCCCTTAGTGGCAACCTGACTGTTTCGGCAGCGGCGACAGTTTCTGGCACCAACACGGGTGATCAGACAATCACGCTGACTGGCGATGTAACTGGCAGTGGCGCGGGCTCATTTGCGACAACACTGGCCAGTGTTGGCACGGCGGGCACATACCGTTCAGTGACAACAGATGCTAAGGGTCGGGTCACTGCTGGAACAAATCCAACAACCTTTTCTGGTTACGGGATTAGCGATTCGTCGGCCAATTTAGCTAATGCATTAACTGATAAGACTGGTTCTGGTGCCAACGTATTTGCTACAAGCCCAACATTAACAACTCCAAGAATTTCTAGTGCATCTCATATAGCTGATTCTAATGGTAACGAATTAATTCTGTTCCCAACTGCGGTTGGATCAGCAGTAAATGAAATCACTGTTTCTAATGCAGCAACAGGAGTTGCTCCATCTATTACTGCATCTGGTGGTGATACAAACATAACTTTAAACCTTCGTGCAAAAGGAACAGGTACAGTTAATATTGGTGCTACTGGTTTAAGTATAAACGGATCTACGTCAGGTACTGCAAATATTGTTACTCCCGCAGCTGCAGGAACACCAACATTAACTCTACCAACATCTACAGGTACTCTTGCTCTTACAACCGATGCTTTAAGCAGTTCTACTACGTCTACTCAATCTGGATATTTTGGTGATATCTTCCTGTTTGATGATTCAACTCCATCACATTATCTGGGTATTACCAATAGTGCAAACTTAACTGCAGCAAGAACTTTAAGTATTAACGTTAATGATGGAAATAGAACAATATCACTTTCTGGTAACTTAACTGTATCTTCTGCTGCAACAATTTCAGGCACTAACACTGGAGACCAAACCATTACTTTAACTGGTGATGTTACTGGTACTGGTACTGGATCTTTTGCTGCAACTTTATCTAATTCTGGAGTAGCAGCAGGAACTTATAAATCAGTTACGGTTGATGCAAAGGGAAGAGTTACTGCAGGTACTAATCCCACTACTTTAAGTGGTTATGGTATTACTGATGCTTTAAGCAATTCTACTACGTCTACTCAATCTGGATATTTTGGAGATATCTTCCTGTTTGATGATTCCACACCTTCTCATTACTTAGGCATCACAAATAGTGCAAACTTAACTGCAGCAAGAACTTTAAGTATTAATGTCAATGATGCTGATAGGATTATTTCTCTTTCTGGTAACTTAACCTTAGCAAATAACTTTACCACTTCAGGTAACTTTGCTGTTACTTTAACTGCTACTGCTGCAACATCTGTTACCCTACCAACTTCAGGTACTCTTGCAACTACAGGTAACTTAAGTCAATTTGCAGCAACTACATCAGCACAACTTGCTGGAGTTATTTCAGATGAAACTGGTTCTGGTTCTCTTGTATTTGCTAACTCACCAGTATTAACAACTCCAACTTTAGGTGTTGCTACAGCAACTTCAATTAACAAAGTTACTATTACTGCTCCAACAACTTCAGCAACTTTAACTTTAGTTACTGGTTCTACTCTTGCTACAGCTGGTGCATTTTCTCTTACATTAACTAGTACCGCTACAACCAACGCTACTTTCCCATCTGGTACTGTAACTCTTGCATCATTAACTGGTACTGAAACTTTAACCAATAAGACTTTAACATCCCCAACATTAACAACTCCAGCATTAGGCACTCCTTCTTCGGGTACATTAACTAACTGTACTGGATTACCTATTTCATCTGGTGTATCTGGTCTCGCTGCTGGAGCCGCAACTTTCCTTGCAACTCCTTCTTCAGCAAACTTAGCAACATTATTAACTGATGAAACTGGTACTGGTGCTAATGTATTTGCAACAAGCCCAACTCTGGTAACTCCAGTATTAGGAACTCCTACATCAGGTACTCTTACCAACTGTACTGGATTACCTATCGGTGGATTAACAGCATCTACTTCAGCCGCATTGGGTGTTGGTTCAATTGAACTTGGACATGCTACAGATACTTCAATCACTAGATCTGCTGCGGGCAGAATTGCGGTTGAAGGTGTAAACGTTGTAACAATTTCCTCGACGGATACTTTAACTAATAAGACTTTAACATCACCATCACTGACAACACCAGCCATTGGTTCTGGTGGATTTACTCTTGCTGGTTCAACATCGGGAACTTCAACAGTTGTTGCTACAGCAGCTGCATCAGGTACATTAACATTGCCTGCAGGAACCGATCAGTTAGTTGGTCGTGCAACAACAGATACCTTAACCAACAAGACTTTAACATCCCCAACATTAACAACTCCAGTATTAGGAACTCCTGCATCAGGTACTCTTACCAACTGTACTGGATTACCTATCGGTGGATTAACAGCATCTACTTCAGCCGCATTGGGTGTTGGTTCAATTGAACTTGGTCATGCTACAGATACTACACTTTCAAGAAGTGCTGCGGGCACTGTTCAGATTGAAGGTGTAACAGTTGCCACTGCATCCAATACATTAACATTCACAAACAAAACATATCTAATTCCATATACTGAAGGAACTGGCACAGCATTAACAGCTGGATCAGAAACAACAAACCGAGCATTATTCCCTGCAACTGGAGATACAATAACTTTAGCAGTAGGTGTATATGAAGTTAATATGGTTCTTCTTGTTACTAGAGGTGCAGTTTCTACTACTTCATCTGCACTAAGATTCAATCTTCTTGGTCTTCAAGGTACTACAGGTGCTGCTGCTGGTACGTTTAGTGGAATTGCAGTGAGTACTCTTGCAGATGGAGGAGCTTCAAATATTTTCCATTTTTCTGCTGTTAATATCAATGCTAATAATACTGTAACTATTGCGTCTACAACAGCCGGTGGTACGTATAGAGTTCAGATAAGAGGAATACTAAAAATTGCTACTGCTGGAACAATCATTCCTGCATATGGATTAACTGCTAACTTAGGTAGTGTAAGTTCAGGAAGTACTACTACATCTAGTGCGTCAAACTATATGAGATTAATTCCAATCAGCACATCTGGAACTACTACGGCTCAGGGTGGTTGGGCATAAAGTAATTTTTCAACCCCCTAGACAAACCATACTAAATATGTTATGATTGATCGTATCATTCAATTGGAGATTAAAAATGGGACCTGATAAAATCAAAGAAAGTTTTGAAGAACAGCTTAAGAATACTGAAGAACAAATTCAGAAACTTCAATCTGAAATTGTAAGACTCAATGAGTATCGTACTAAATTAGTTGGTGGGTTAGAAACTCTTCAACTTCTAGAGGGGGGATCATCTGAAGAAGTAACTGAACCAGAAGTAGAAGTAACTGGTGGTGAATTAGAATAATGGAAATCAGAACCAATCAAGAAGTTAAAGACATCGTTGAAAAAATTCATAGCATTAGAAATTTAGCTATGGAAGGTTTTGTTAATGCATTTCAAGGCAAACCAATATTGGTTCCTGATGATATTAAAGAATCTAGATTGTCTACATGTCAATCTTGCGAGAAGTTTCTACCAGAAACATATCGTTGTGCAGAATGTGGATGTTTTATGAATGCCAAAACAGCATTTGCACCATCTAGTTGTCCCTTAGGTAAATGGGGCAAATATCACGTAGAACAATCCTAACAAATTGTTACAATTAAATATAGAATCTTAAAAAGTATTATAAATAACAACTTTTATTTTATAGTTATACTATTATACATAGTATTATTCTATGTGAGGGTTTTTTCTCATGAATATCAAACAGTGTAGTATTTGTTCGGCACAATGGATCGATGGGCAACATTACTGGACAGGAACCAACAAAAAAGGTAATGAGAAAGATCTTGCTGGACTAGTCTGCAACAATCTGTTGAAGAGAGGTGAATATGAAAAGTTTGACCAATGCACTAACCCATGTAAAGGAAAGGAAGGAGGACAAACATGGGAATCACGAAGACTATTTTCTGATACTTTTGATGATAAAATTAACGGGAATAAAAATAACACTTGACAAAATGACGACCCTCCTGTACAATACAAAACCAGGAACCCACAGTCATGAGACTCAAATCACACGAATCACCCCGTAAAATGGGTAGAAACGATAAGTCTCCGAAAAGGAGCGCCAGGACCAGACAACTAAAAAAGAAGGCAAAATGTTTCATTAGTAAATTTGATGTCCGTCACAAATATTGATTACTAATCCCTATCCAAGACTCTTGACTTGGACAGGGATTTTTGGTATTGTATATAAAGAGTTGAGATTTCTGTGAAACTTCGTTCCCACCAAATTCGTTCTCTTGATGCTCTTCGCAATGCATACAAGGGTACTCTCTACATTCCTACTGGTGGTGGTAAGTCGCTGGTTATCTTTCTTGACATGATTTGTCGCATGTCACAGTCCGTCTCTCCGATGGTTACTGTGATTGTTGCACCCCGTATTCTGCTTGCTTCTCAACTCTGTAGTGAGTTTGATGAAGTCAACACCGTTGATTCTGTGAAGTATCTCCACGTTCACACTGGAGAAACTCATTTCACCAAGACCACCAACTCGGATAAAATCAACTCCGAGTTTCGTCTGTGTCAAGAAAACAACCAACATCTTATTATCTTCACCACCTATAATTCTCTGCATCGCATTGTAGAGTCTGGTATTGACATTGACGTTGTGTATTTCGATGAAGCACACAACTCTGTGAAGAAAAACTTCTTCACTTCGACTGCTATCATGTCGTTTATGTCTGATAAGTCGTTCTTTTTTACTGCAACTCCCAAGTATCATACCAATCCTCTTGCGAATGGTATGAACAATCATATGGTTTATGGTGAGAATCTGATCACTGTTTCTGCACCAGAACTGATTCAGAACGGTAGTATTCTCCCTGCAGAAATCTCTGCATTTGAGATTGACGATGTTCGTCGTAAGGATACTGCTGCGAAAACTGATTGTGAAACGATTCTCAATATCGTAGACAATCTTCCTGACGAATCTTCCTCCAAGGTTCTTGTTGCTGCACCAAACACCAAGATTCTGTGGAACATGCTGTCTGGTTCTGCAATCATCCAAGAACTGCAGAATCGTGGATATGAGATTCTTCATATCACCTCCAAGCACGGTGCGTATGTAAATCGTAAAAAGGTCAGTCGTGAGGTGTTTTTTGACACTTTGACTACTTACGGTCGGAACAAACAAAAAAGGTTCATTTTGTTCCATTATTCGATCCTTTCTGAAGGGATTAACGTCCCTGGTTTGACCCACTGCGTCCTCCTTCGCAATCTGAATGTGATTGAAATGGCGCAAACGATCGGTCGTGTGATTCGTCTGGATCGTGATGATGCATCTGATATTGCATCTGGTAAAATTCCTGCTGGTGCTTTGCATATGTACCGTAAATCTGCAGGTTTTGTCACGGTTCCTGTATATCAGAACAGTGGTAAAGATACCATCAATCGTCTCAAGAATGTGTTTCGTACCATTTTTGTTGATGGAGACCCAGTTCATTCTTACTCTCGTTGAACTGGGTCTTGACAAATTTCTAAATACGGTGTAGATTAATCCTGTTGCTTTTTACTACCATGAACCAGAAAAACTTTTCCAAAATCTGTTCTCGTTTTGATGTTGCAAAGTATAATATTCCCAAGGACGTGTTGGATTCTTTTCTGTATGCTGTTTACCTAGAAGGTTACAGCGATGGTTGGGAGGAAGGTAAGTCATGGGATTCTTCTGACATTAAACGCAAAGAACGAGTAACAGCATAATATTATGTACGAAGAATTAACACAATTTGAACGAGCTCTTGCTCGTTTTGGAGATAAGGTCCAATTGATTGTAGGTCTGGAAGTAGGAGACAAGATTTCTCCAGAACAGGCCTACCAGGAGATTAAAGATATGATGAAGGACCTTAAAAAACTCAGAAAGAAAGAAAAAGAAACTTGGATCTTGGAGGATATCGATGGATGATTCATTTAAGGTGATCGAGGAGGATGATGGTAATCTGACCCTCTCGTGGGATGAAGCTGATCCCAAATGGAGTTTTCTAAACAACCTAAGCGAAGAAGAGATCAAAAATTTAATTACACAAGCAATTTCTAGAGCATTGGATAACTTAACCGATGACGAATACACAGATTAATTTGTTTTTAGGATTGTTTGATGAACTGGACATTGACACATCAAATTTCAGAAACATTCACAAAATACTTGAATCATATACAAGTCAAGTAAAAATAGAATATCAAGAATTATACACTTCATTCGTAAATATTTTGAAATTGTATATTGATAAACATGAACACAAAATCAAACACTTACAAAGTATAGTGAACAATCAAAGTATTGATGTTAAATACACAGATCTTGAATTGGATGCGATGTGTCTCAATGCAGAATTAGAAGAGACCAAACTAAAGTTGGAAACTCTTCAAACAAATTACAATATTCTACATGAAATGTACATTAAATCGGTGAATAATTCTTTAGAATTAGCAAGAAATGTTGATGAATTAGAAAAACAAATCAAACAACAAACGACCAATAAAAACAACTAATTCAATTGTGATTGACACGCCTCGGTATCCCTGGTATTCTTACAAGGTAATCGAAAAACACCTCATGGCAACTCGCTCACGCATTGGTATCGAACTCTCTGATGGCAGTGTCCTCTCTGCCTATCACCACTGGGACGGTTATCCTGAATGGTTGGGTCGTATCCTGAAAACTCATTACAACAGCAAAGAACTTGCCACCGAACTGATTGACGGTGGTGATATGTCCTGCTGCTGGACTAATGAGAAGTTTCGCACCGATGAAGGTGTGGAAAATAAGTCAGAGTATGGTCCTCAGTATTACTCTGAGCGTGGTGAAGATTGTCCTCCACGCCTTGATAAAAATCTTGGTGACTATCTCACTCAAGGTGCAGAAGAGTTTGGATATGTTTATACTCAACAAGGAGAATGGTTGTGCTATGATACTTGTGAATGGCACGATTCATACCTTGAAGCGCAAGAGATTCCGAATGGAGCACTGGCAGCATGAAAAAGAACAAACAATCAAATCCAGAAGATTATCTTTCTGCAGAAGACTATGTTAAATTCAAGAAACGTCAATATAAAGCGAAACAGGTACAAGAACAGATCAAACAAAACAACAAATCCTTACTTGGGTTTGGGTACAACTACCAGGAGATTCGGCATGAAAACAAGTAGTGCAGTAGGACTTACAATTGGAGTGCTTTTCCTTGCACTCATTGGAATTTCAATTGAAGCACTTGCTTTAGGTTTAATTCTTTCGTGGTTTGGTGTGAGTCTTGCTTTTTGGCAAAACCTTATCATCATCCTTCTTGCAAATGCAATTTTTAACAACTCCTCTTCTAAATGAACAAATGACAGAAGACTTTGTACGTCTCAACATTCATGAGATCGAAATTATTCTATCATCACTTCAATTACTTAACAATAGTATGGAAAGACTGATTGAAAAAGAACATGGAAGTGTTTCAACACTATACAATAAACTGTATACAGTAAGTGAATCATTGAACAACGACTGATAAGAGACACTGATGGGTTGGGCCCTTGCGGTTTCAGCCCTTTCGTTTTATACTGCTAATGTAGTTAAGAAAACCACCCACATGAAACCTTATCCTCTTGGTATTGACAATCCCTATGTGATTCGTGGTGTTCATGGTACAACTCGCTGGGGGTTGTATGATCGACAAAATTACCAGAAAATTGCAGAATTTGCATCCCAACTTGATGCATATGATGCACGCCGCCACATTCTAAAATCACAAGGTTACAACGCATGAATCTCTCTCCCAAATATATTGCTGCAATTTTTCTCGGATTTGCATTTATTTTTGGTTGGAATGTATTTTTGATTCAACGTGATAATAAAATGTTTGAGGGTTACAAGAACCGTCAAGCACAAATCTGCGAACAAATGAAATCCTTTCATCCCGATTGTCACATAGAATGACTAACTCTAATCTCTCTAAAATCAAACCGAAACTTCGTACAACTGGTATTGTTTCTGGTAATTTCGGTAGACCAAAAGTAAAAGCAGGTTCTTCTCTCAGTGAAATTGGTATGTCAAAATCGGACAAGATTTATGTTGCAAAACCAGATGACTATCTTCAGCGCATGTATGATGCGTTTGAAAAGACTGAAGATCCTAAACTGAAAGAGTTTATTTATGAAGAAATCCGTAAAATTTTGATTCAGCGTAACTTATGGAAGTGATCAGATATCCTTATTAGAGGCCATGTTGACATAGCCTCTTTTTTGTCGTATACTAAGATCAATCAAAGGAAATCCCCAATGACCACGTTCGCCCAGTTCCAAGCAGAGCAAGACGCTCTCAACACCATCCACCTCAACATCGTCAAGTACGGTATGATGTTGTGTGATGCTCTCCAGCAGACTGCTCCCGATGGTTATTTCTTTGCCCTTGAGTCTTCTGGTCGTAAGTATCATAAAGTCTTCATGTATATCGATGGTCGTCGTGATTCTATTCACGCTTTCATCGACAAGAAGACTGGTGATGTGTTCAAACCTGCTAGCATCAAAGCTCCTGCTAAGCATGTTCGCTTCAATGTGCTCTCTATTCCTTCCCGTGAAGAGATGTTCCGCCGTGCAAACTGGGCGGGTGGTTATCTTTACCTGCGTTGAATCATGGTCACTGTAGGTCTTTACATCATCGGTGGTGCAGTTATCTCCACCTTTTTCACTCTCTTTTATCTGGAGGATAAAAACAAATGATTACTTCAATCATGGCAGGATTTGCCTTCGGTTATTGTGTGGTGGACATCATTCAAAACTACCGTGCAAACAAACGTATCGATGAATTGCTTCGTGAAACTACGACGACTGAAAACTACGACTGAACACCAATGGACACTTGGAAACCAAATCGGCCTTTGATGTTCACTCTTCCCGAACAGTTCACCTTGATAGAATCTCTTGCATCTTATTCAGTTCAGTATCCCGAAAATGAAATTGCAAAAGAATTGTATCTTGAGTTTATGAAGGATCGTGAAAATTCTAAATACAACAGAATCAAAATTGTTAACGAAAAATGAAACTCGCACTTATTGCATCTCTCTTGTTTTTACCTGTTCTACCAGTTCAGGCACAACAAACCAATTACTACCAGTCCTGCAAAGGATATAGAGAAAAGTATACTCCTGGTTATGTAGATGGTTCTGGTAACTATGTACAAGGTTATACCACTGTGGAAGAATATCCAACTCAATGTGGTTATAACTCTTATCAACCACAACCACAACAACCACACTATTCAGCTCCTCGTCGCAGGTGTCCCGTGGTGCTTGGTGCCCTTTTAGGTGGCGGCACTGCCGCAGCAATTGCCAAACGTGATTCTTGGAGTTGGGCCATTCCTCTGGGTGCGGTCTTGGGTGGTGGTGCAGTGTCAGCCTCGTGTGAGTGATGAAATATTCACTACATCTCAAGGATTATATGGGTTCTCGTTTAGACTTTGCAAATTTGGATGAATTGGAGGAGTTCATGCGCTACACGTGGTCTGGTGACTGCACCTTGACAAAAATTTTGGATTCTGGTATGATTTTAACTATGGATGATATGGAGGTTACCCCCTGATGGTTGATTTTGCAGACATGATTGAAACTCGTCTTGATGAAGTCGAAACTCGTATGATGTGGTTAGCATCACAAGGTAGATCAGATGATGCACTTGCTTTTGCTAATGAGTATATCATATGGGCAAAAGTAGAACCAGGAGATGATTACAACATCCTTTGGATGGAGGACATGAATCCACGTAAACCAAAACGTCGTTCTAGTAGAAATCCAAATCAACCGAACCGACGTAATTACAAACCAAAGACTAAATAATACAAGTTTTTAGGAGTTACTTCAATCATGGATGCCAAAGAGACTTATCTCTGGAACACTGCTCAAGAACTAATTGAAAAGTCAGTTGAAGAAACCCTAGAGGGAAACATCGAGTTAGCAACTTCATTTTCAAATGAAGCAAAAATGATTCTGGATCAACTTGGAAATTACTGTGGAGCTATTGAATAACATGACTCATTATGACAAGTTAATTGACACTCTCGTCCAGCATCTCTATGATGCATGGGAGCACAAACATTGGGATGAGCAAGTAGCAAAAAGAAAAGCACATGAGATTCTAACAACTGTAGAAGCATTTCAAGCTAATCGTATTTTGGAAACAGAAACATCAGTGTATACACAATGGAGGGCATCTGACTAATGGCATTATCTAAGCAAGTAGTAGATTCACTTGAAGAAGCACAATCAGCAATGCGTAATGCACTTGCTTTTGCAGCAAGGAACGAACGCCCTGTAGTCTGCAATGCAATTTCAGAATCTATTTGTCGAATTGAACAAATTAAATCTTTTGATAGTTTAATGGACAAACTAGAAGAACACAACAATGATAATCAAAGCAGGCGATACAGTTAAGTTTCTAGGATGCTCACCAGAGCAGGTTAGATGGGGCAACAACGATGATCCAACTGGTATCCTAATCGTAGGTGACAAATACTATGTGGAGCATGTAGAAGTGCATTCACAGCACACTAGGATTGAATTACGTGGTGTGCTAAAATTAAAGTTTAACTCAGTATGTTTTGAGGTGATCGATGACTAACACTAAACTTATCAACCCATTCTGGTATTGGTATCGTTTGTGTTTTCATGATGATTATCGACTTGATGATAGACATTTGTGTGCAGATTTTTGGTATCAATTAAACTATGGTTGGTGGACCATGGAATATGATTCATTCATCAAGAATACTGATGAAAGTGATATGTTCATAAGTTCTCCTGATGAGATTCCAGAGACTATCTACTTGACAGAAGAGGACTTTGACTTTATGATAGAGAAGATAAACAACCCACCCCCACCGACTCCATTCTTACGACAACTACTCTCTCGACCTGCACCATGGGACGAAAAACTCTGAAAAATTGGGAAAACTATGCTACTGTTGCCTATGACAGTATGAAAGCAAACATAGAAAACTGGAAAAATCCAGATCTTAAACGACCAATCACGCGAATTTACTATGATTTGATTTTTTGTTCTGGTCATCCAAACGATAGTGGTTTGATCAGTGCAGACGCGCTTCTCGCTAAGATAAAAAAAGAAAAAGTAACAAAGGACCATTGTTTTTCTCCTCAGTTTATTGCGAGACTGATCATGGATCACCATGATTACTTTTTATCCTCAAGAGAAACGTTCATGAAAATCTACTTTGATTCATGCCGTACAATAACAGTAACACCAGAAGAAAATACAAAGTTGAGAACACTCACACGTAATACAAAAGATGGGTTTCGTATCTTAGTTCCAACAACCCACAAATACAGTCATATAAATATTGAGTTGTTGGATGCAAAAACTAAAGTAAATAATATCTTGCAAGTGCCCACAATCATCACAGAGTACGAAAAGCAATACATCATAACAAAGGAATAAGTCAAATCACAATTGCTTATATGTAATATCGTTTTTGCTTATACTATTTTCGCTTGACATGACAGTGATATGTGGTGTATGATTACCTTACAAACAAAAAACCCTGCACAGAACTTCGCAAATGACTTACAAAGCAACTCTCAAGGTTAAGTTTGATACTGAATGGACTTACCCCCATTACAGCAGTGGGTTTTGTGATATGATGCTCCCCGAAGAGCATTACACTTTTGAGGTTCCTGCTGAAGACCTTAATGTTCATCAACTGTTTCGTTTCTTCGCAACTGTTGCCCGTGCGATGGGTCACGATGAACTTACCATTATGAAAGGTGGTTGTGGTCTCGCATTTGCTGAAGACCGAAGTGTAGAGAATATGCGTAACGTTGCTGATGAATTTGAATTGACTTTGGGTGAAGACCTGAGGAAGAAGTTTGATGAAATGAAAGAATCAGACGCAGAGTGGGAGCGTATCGAAAAAGGTCTAATGGGAACTGTTCTAACTGATGATGAAGAACAATGCGACGTGTGACTGTAAAACCTAAATCTAGCAAGGCAAAGAACCGTCTTGCTAACTCTATGGATGGTAATCCTATCTGTGTTGTTGAGCAGGACAAAGGAGATGGTATGCTGTTTCTTGTTAGTGAGAATCAGAAATACTGCTTCTGGGTCAATGTAAATGAAGACTGCCATTGGGAAACTGAATGGGAGGTGCTATGACTGATCAAGAAATCCTTGATAATGCTGCACTCAAGGTATCACAAATCCTCCGAATCTCTGTAGGAGAGATTGATAAGACGAAATTCGTGTATCTTTATACTCTTCTCTACAACATGATGGGTCAAGGCCCAGATGGAAAATCTTGTGAGGAAGGTGATCTAAACATGCGGCACTGGTTGAATACTCATAACAACCACTTGGGATTCTGTCCTGCAGCCCGCTTGACAGATGAAGGTTCTATGCGTATGATCATCTCATATCTTGAGAGTTTCCTATGACGAAACCACAAACATTCCAACATATCACACGATGCATTGATGCACATGGCGTCCATCATCTTGATGCTTTGGATGAATTTGGACGCCACTGGTATGCTACTATGCAACAGAAAGAAGAACCGTGGTTGACTTATGTCAAACATTGGGAATTGAGGACACACTGAATGGGAGGATGATGAACTATGACTGAATCACTACACAAAATCGTAAGCAAATACATCCACCATTCTGATGCCGATGATTTGTGCCAGGATATTACAGGTTGGTTGATGCGTAACTATCAATACTACAAAGACCGACCAACTGTTGATAAAATCTGTGAAGACATTTGGAAATCCTGTGAGGAGGCAGACAAAGTAAAATGAATCTCTATATTATCAGCGATGTTCTTTGGGATGTTACTCGTGGAATGTGTGTAATTGCTGCTGAATCTATGTCTCATTGTGAAGAGATTTATGTGAAAAAGTTTGAGCATTATGAGATGTGGTCAGGTGGTGAGATTATTGACGCACAAACAGATTTTAAGGATGCGACATTTCAGGTGATTGAAAACATCAATCATCCCGCAGGTGTTATTAATTATGTTTTCGGAGGAGGTTGAAATGACCAGCAATTTGCTAAAACTGAATGAAGAGGCACCAGCGTTTTCTTATACGCTGAAAGAGTTATTCAATGTGATTATGTGTATCATTGCACACCCACACAAAACACTCACAGAGCATGACAAATCTCGTGCTATGGCAGTATTTCTAACCTTTGCTGATTATCTTGGTAACTATACCGAGAGTGACAACAACCACGGTCATGTCATCTACGAATCAGATTCTACTGATTTTGAAGGATATGTGTTGCAGTTGCTTAATAAGAATAAACCAATGGATTTCTATCACACTGATGCTGACAAGATTCTTAATGGTAAAGACAAATGAAACTCTTTGATTACGTCTACTACGAAGATTATGGGCACGAATGGTATTTCCATGTGCTCTCAAACTATCCTAAGTTTGCATTCATTGATTGTGTAGTGCAATGGGATGAGTTTCCTGCTACTGAATGGTTTCCATCCATTCTGTTTGGTATTGGTCCACATGATTTATTTGGTATCTCAATCCGATACAGAAAGTTTGAGATTCGCTTCAACCTATTACATTTCAAACCACGCAACTTAGAATGGTATCGCACTGGAAGCTTGACCTACAGAAATTCTATGTTATTCGACGAACCACTACTCAATTCACTACAAGGAACTATGGCAACGATTGATCCCTATTCAGCAAAGAAAGAAGCAATTGATGAGAATTATATAGATACTATTGAGGAACGACTTACTTGTATTGAAGATAAAGTTAACTTACTCAGTGCTCAACTTAAACTAGAGTCTTATAAAAAATGATAGGAAATCCAGATAATATCAAACTTGATAGTCCTTCAAAGATGTTTGAGTATGAAAAAATGGCAAGAACAATTGACCAGTGTGAGAATGTAGAAGAACTGCGACTCACACTTAAATCAGTATTGAAAACGTTTATGAAGTATCAAGAAACAACCGCTAAAATTCTTACGATGCCCCCACCACAATGACACAAGAAGATAAGTATGCTCTCGAAGAGTTTCTTCGTGCTGCACTCACTACTAGTGGTGTCGTTGCTGCATTCATCATAATTATGCTTGTAATCATCAATGTTAGTTCTGGTGGTAAACCAGCAGAATCATCATTTGAAGTGGTTGATAAGTACAAAGAGTGTGATGTGGTAAGATATGCACCGCACCAAGTTGCCGAATACAAGTATTTCTTATATTGTCCTCCACCACGATGAACGATGATATGCCCTGGGTCAATCTGACTCAAGAAGAAGTTGAAGAACTTCGTAGTAAAAAACAAGAACTCACACAATATGGAAAGGAGAAAATCCGACAACTTATGATGAATCAAGAACCCTACCCCGATGAAATGTTTGAAGAAGCAGCAAAACGAGAAGCAGAAAACAAAGCATTAGAATCACTTGGAATTGATTATGAGGACTTCAAAGGTGAAGATGATGTAGATTATGAAGCACCAAACGGAGACTATATCAAGTCTTATCCACTTATCAATCGTGTGGAAGTTATTTCTGGTGATGGAAGAGAGTTTGTTCGGTATGACTGCGCTAATGTTCAAGTATCACAACAAGATGATGGACGCACACTTAAGGTATTTGTATCGTGATTAACTTTGATGCTCGTTCCGAAAAAAACCCAGACGAAATCGTGCTGGAAGATGTTAAGATGTTTCACTATGAAACAATGGAAGAAGGTCGTCATGTATGGATTGGTATCTATACAAATGATGGCAAGATTTACCACATGAATATTGGTGGTGATAATCTCAAAGTATACTACAGTAATGAAACTTGCGAACTATGACACAACTGATTGATCCTTCTGATCCACGTTATTACCGCCAAACATCGGACGAACCTTATCTTCGTCACGATTATAAATTAGTGACGAGCACTGGCGAATCTGTTATCTTTGATAACTATGAAGATGTGCAGCGCAGGTGGTTTGAGCGTAGTGGTAACTTTTTAAGTCACGTTGAGGTTCTAGACCACAAAGAACCAAAGAAAAAAAATAAAAAAGGATTTAAACTATGATCGACTGGAACACAAGATTTCAAGCACTATCTGATATAGAAAAAGATAAGATCGCTCTGTTGAGAGTGATTGAATGTACGAATGGTATTATTCAGTATAAGTTTCGTGATGAGGATGAAGACGCCTTAACATTAGAAGAAACCAGAAATGCCATGAAGTTTTCCATGGGATGTATGAAACGTATGGAAATACCTGTAGGCGATAAAGTGGTTACATTTGCACCTGAAACCGCAGAACTCTTTACTGAAATGAGAAGACTGTATATCTCTGGTGCAAAACAAAACAATCAAGAAGATTTCAATGAGTTTCTCAAAGGATCTAAAGCTAATTTACTTGCAGTCGGTAAAGAACGTATTTTACATGCAAGGCGTCTTGTATTTGAGCATATTGACGAATTGCCACCACATACGTTAGAATGGGGACTATCATACATCTTTAGTTTTGCGGGGTGGGTATAATGCCAATCTTTCCTGATTGCTACGATGAGTGGGGTCTATATAAGATAACCTACTATGGAGACCACAAAATGTATGAAATGCTATTTGAGGGCACCGAAGAAGAGTGTCGTCAATATGCCTACGATAACTACACTGACAAGGAGCAAACTAACATGTGCTTAATGGATTGGGAAGCTAGGGAGTGGGATGTATAATGGGGATGTTCGACTATTTTCGCTCATCATATGATTTGGGTGAGCAATTTACAAATACAGTGTGTCAAACCAAAGACATTGAAGATGGTATTGGTGGCACAATGACTGACTATTGGTTAGACCCGTCTGGTCAATTGTGGCAACCAAGCTATATGAACACACATACATTTGAGGAGATTGCTAAAACCGATGATCGGTATGATGAGAAGCGCAAGTTTCTTAATTATGAATGGATTCCCACTGGTGTGCATGGTAAATACCGACCACACTACATTACAAAATATATTGAAGTGTATCCTGCCAACTGGGACGGAAAATGGGAAGATTGGCCTCGGTTGCGATTGCACTTTCGACATGGTAAACTACAAGAATACGTTGACATGACAGGACGATGAATTTTACACAAGAACAATACAAACTGATGTACACTGCAGTACGCAGGTATCAGTATGACAAAACTGCATTGAACGGAACTGACTATTGGAACTGTTCTGAGATTCTGGATCAATTGTTTGATTCTGTTTATACTCAAAGACAGGAACAACAAACATGAAGAAATCTATAGATGTGTGGATTTTCGCACATTCCGTGTTATAATGAACAATGTAAACATTAGTGCGGAGAAATTCCGCGAAACTTCCGCATGAATGACCACGAATGGAATGAATTGAATCGTATGCACCGCGAAATCACCTTAAGTGGTATACCTGCATTTGATACCAAGTATCTCGAACAGTATACAGAACTGTTGACCAAATCTCTACAAGGCAAAGGAGACATGTCTCCAGGAGACACAGATATTCCAATGGAAAAACCATGATACTATCTTTGTTTAAATGGTTTATAAAACCATCTGATAAACCGATTTTTAAAGAACATAATTTATATGATAAAATTGTAGAGTTAGAACACCGCATTGAACAATTAGAACATGAACGACAAACTGATGACTGATCTTGGCAAGTGTCTGGTGTGGGGATGGATCTTCACAGCAAACTGCCTTGTTATCATACAACACGAAAAATTGCAAGACTTGACAAAACGGGTTGATGCACAGTATAATGAGATTCATTCTATTCTTAATGCACAAAATTCAAACATTATGCAACTTCAAAATCGAGGTGTTACTTCCAATACAAATCGTACTGGAGAGTTTGAATGACAGAGTTTACACCATCCGCAAAGTTTCCGTTTGAGAAGTTTCCATATCGTATAGAAGTAACAAATGAACCACGAGTGTGTTGGTTCAAATGCGTAGAAGATGCGGAAAAATTCATTTCACAACATCAACTCACGAAAAAAGATTATGTTATGGAGTCAAACAATGTGGAGACTGTGGGCAAAAGCACTCGGAGAAAAGGCACACAAAAAAAATCGAGTCGCCGACAAAATCGCACTGATTAGAACAATCATTTTTGCAACGTATTTAACTACTAATTGTTTCATTATTGCAGGTGTCATACGACATTGGAATGACGGAACAACTACTGAAATCTTTATTGAAAATCCCCATGAAACACCTAGACAACATTCGAATTACAATCCATGACGACCTATCTGAGACAAATGTCAGCTTGACTGAATTTCTGTCTGCACTAAGGGCAGATGTGGACATGCTACGAGCAGATGTGGATCGATTGGAAGCTGAAAACATTGAAACGACAAATTGCTTGTACGAAATTCAAAATCGCATTGATATGCTAGAACAATGAGTGAACGTGCCCAACAGTTAATGGATGCAGTATGGGACGCACGACAGAATGGTGCGGATACTGAAACAAAACTTGTTGCTGCTATTCTAAGACTTGCATCTGACGCCGTGAGGTGTTATACTGCACAGAACGGTATAGAAGTCCTAGACCGTCAAGACCTCATTAACATTACATACGAATTAACTGAACTCAAATGACAATTACACTCAAGGATATGCAATCAATGAAGAACACGGATCCATATCGTGACTTTCTTACTACTCCTTTTTGTCTGGAGATTTACGATCCAAAGTTTTATGATCGTAGACATACCATGACTATTTTTGTTGGTAAAATGGGTCAAGGTAAAACTCATGCATACACCAACAGTTTCCTTCGTACACTGATTGATCTTCCCAACAATGAAGGTCCTCAATTGTTGATGTATTCTGTACCAGAAACGTCTAGTTTTGAACACGATAAGTTCGAACAGGCGTGTGATCATCTGAGTCAGACTCTTGGTAAAACAATTAAGTATGTCACCACTATGGAAAGAACTGGCAATCTGAAAAGTCAGTTGCGTAAAATTGAGAAACAGTACCTTGCAAAAGGTTATATTGTGGTGTATTCCATGACAAATGCGGCAATCACGAGTGATGCGACGAGAGATTTCGTCAATCGACTGATGGTTGATGATATCAAGATTTCTGTTATGGTAGACGAATCTCATACTTGGTTGTGTTCGTGTCAGGAGAATTACAATTTGGTGACTGGTAATAGTGGTACAAGATCTTATGAAGCTAAATTGTTTGAATTCTGTGCTCATATTGCTAAAAAGAGTCCGTTCGTGTTCGGTATGACTGCAACAGCTAATCGTGAACAACGTGGTGAAATTCGTCCTGCCGAAGGACTGTCATTCAAAATTGCCAATAAAATGTGTCCGAAAAAGAATCTTCTTACACGAAATGGATGGATTAGTTCTTTCAACCTGTATGATGTCAAACACACAGGTCTCATTCTAAAAGAGTTTGTCAAACATCATCAAAATTCAATTGAGGAATCAAACACTAAAAAGTGTGCAATGATTAGTTGTGCCGCTCGTATTGACACTCCTAGATCTAATCCTTGGACACTAGAGGTTATGCATGAACAACTGCGTCAGGATTTGATTCAATATGCAAATTATGATATGGATGATCATGTGATTGCAATCTTGAATAAAGATGGTTGTAAAACTTTTACTTTGAATGGTGATGGAGAGAGAATCACTGAAGATGAACTCAAAGAACGAATGAAAGATCCAACAGATCCTTTACATTATTTGCTTGTTGTATACAAGGGAGTATGTGGAACTGATATTTCTTCCTTAAGTCATTACATGTCTGTACATGCAAAAAACAAAAAAACATCAGATCAGGTACACATCACAGTTGGTAACATTCAACGCCTAGGTCGATTTGTTCGTGCTAATCTGAATAGTGACATCTATGATGGATATACACTTGAACAGTACATCAATAAGTATCATACCAATGAAGAAATGATGGAACAACTTATCATTGATAATTCATTCCATGCATGGATGCCAGACACTGATACTAATCATGTCGTTAAACAACTATTTGAAGATGAGTATGCAAATAGTGTAGAAGATGCAAGAGAGTATATCCGTCAACTACCAGTTGTAAGGTGAAAGAGTTTAATTATGCCCTGGACTATAAAGTTCTGGACTTCACACTTACGGAGAATCGCCATCTTTATCGCATTGGAAGGGGTGAACAAGGAGTTCTACTGGTTCGCCCTTATACAAACGATATTTGTGCTCACTGGAGATTTGTAAATGAAGAAACTGCTCGTCATTCTGCTGATACAATTTACGCCATGTTTTGTGATTATAAACGGAGGAAAGATTTCATTGGTATGGACATGGCGAGGAAATTCTTGGAGATGGGTTTTACAAGAGCAAGACGCTATGCCAATCATTCCAGTGGTCAGAAATATAATCTTCAAGGAGAGATTCTTCCACAGGAAACAGATTGTCTCACTAATGAGAAAGCAAAGGCAGCTAGAGTGTTTAAAAAAGTGAGAGATACTGCCGCATATGATCCAGAGTATGTTATAATGAGAAAACAATGGAGAGCAGCAGAATGACTGAAAAGGATAAAATCTTTCGTGATGTTTGGTGCTGTGCCTATCAACGAAGATATCGTGCCATGGTTAAAAAAGATTGGGAATTATATCGTCGTGAGCATGATACAATATTGATGTGCCTTGGTATAGCGAAGTGGGTAACATTTGAAGAGGATATGAAGAAATAATTTAGAGTTGCGGAGTTTTTTCACAATCCTGTGGATTTTGTGGAAAACTTTAAAAGATTAAAAAAAAGATAAGTGAGAGAAAAATATGGATTAAAAAAAGTTGTATAAATATGCGATTATTATTGATTACTACGGAAATATCTCTAAAGGTACGGAGGGCGTACAAGGTAAGCGAGTCTACCATGGATCGAACGGCTTGTCAACCCCTCTGGCCATACCATATTCTGAAACCCTCAAAATCAGAAAAACAGTAAAATATTATTAATTATTAACTATTACCTTACTACCCCTCGGAAATTCTGAAAAACACTCAAAATAGTAACTTTTTTAAATGATTTTACTAGGGTTCTCATTACTAAATTATTATTATACATATGCGTATTATTGATTATTATTCATTAACCCTCAGAGTGGCCTTGACAAAGGCCTCTAGAATCGAGTATGATGGCTCTGTCAAGGATCAAAGGTTGCTTAGAGGCCTTATTATTAATTATTAATAAGCCACTTGACAATCCCTCCGAGACCCTGTATTATTATTATTGTTCACTAAAGAACTTACCAATGGAAAAAAGCTATTCTGATCCTCGCTTCTATGTTGAATGTGATGATACTTCATCGGCCATTTCGATGGTTGGCCTTGACGTAGATAATGAAGTTATTATGATTCAATACGTTCAGAACAATACTAGTGAAGATCAACCTGATAAAAAATATTATTATACATGTAATGACTTCAATAAAGCAAAACTGGCCGTTATGGAACATTATTATCTTTATGATGAGAACAATGTGAAGTCCAGTGGTCGTTTTATTAATAATCTTAAAAGGGATCTAGAATTTACACAGATTGACTACTAAATATTATTAATAGTATACAACTACTATGGATCCCTGGATGTACGAAACCGAACAAGATTTAGAAGAAATTATTAATGATGTATTGGGTGAATCATCATATTATGAGTATGATGACGCATCTGAATTCAATATTGAATTTGATTACGAGTAAACAATTAGGAGAACACTTACAGTTAACAATGGCCAGAACTTATCGTAGAAACAATCAAGAACACGCGACCTTCTTTGCAAAGAACAAAAAAGATCGTGGTGCAGGTAAAAAGAAACTCGTTGAACGAGATCTAGAAATGCAACAACAATATAAAGACTTTAAGATTAAAACTCGAAGTAAAAGTAATCAATTCGATGAAGACTACAGTTACTAAGTAATAACCACAAGCCCCTTGACAAATCAGTCAGGGGGTTTTATATTGGCCAAGTTACCACCGATTTAAACCGATGCAACCCGACTACGTTACGATTCCTAACGACATCACGGCCTTCCTGGGAGTGGCCGGACTCGCCGCAGTGGCCACAATACTCTGGTATGCCACCAGTCGCAACGGCCGATATGAATCAGAATTGCTAATGCAACGTATGAGGACTGCTAATCAAAAAGCCGTTGACAACGAGACTCCGATGGACGATGATAGCGAAGTGTTCACCGAGACGGAATGACTTTCGTTCACGCACTCCTGTCTGCAGGTTACCTTCTCGACGAGGAGAACTTCGACGAGAATTGCTACATCAAAACCGATTCCCAAGGTTTCATTCACATCTACCAAACTGGTGAGAATGAAGGTGAATGGAACTACGTGAAGATGACTGAGGATTTTGATGTTCTCACCGAGGTCACTTTCAACCCCGATTCTAACACTGTGATTCACAAATGAAAGACATTCGAATCGAAGTCCAAACTTACGACGGTTGTGTTACCATCTGGTACGAACGTTCAAAGGCAAAGAATGCTTGTGATTCTATCCACAATCGTGTATTGAATCAACTTGCTGGTTTGAATCTCAAGCGTGTCGAAGTTTCGGTGATCTGATTATGACTTCACTTCTTTCTATTCTTATTCCTGGTGCCCTTGCAATCGTTGTTCCTTTTTTGATTGCAAAGTTGCTCAAGATTAAACTCTTTACGGATACTAACTCTTACGATTCTGGATTCACCGATGGTTTCATTATTGGAGAAGATGATTACTAAAACTGTGATCTGATTATGGAATTCATCAACTACGTTCGTTCATTCTATGGACCTGGTGGCATTTATGACATGAAAGCAACGGATGCAATGATCATCGATGCCACCGTACAGTACTTGACAACGCCTGGTATACATTGGGCGGATGGTGATAGTCTCGACCGTGAACATGTACGTGATATTATGATCGAACGGTTCGGCTTGGTGCCAGTCTGAGAACTGTCACACGGGGGCATCTGATGGTGGCCATGCCCTGTACAATAGCCAAGTCAACCGAACCGAGATCATGCGAACCAACGTTCTCCCCCTTGACAAGCTGACTGTGACCATGACCGAGGCCCAGTGGTCCACGGTCCGAACCGCTGTGCTGTGCCTTGCTGTTGACTGCCGCATCGCTGGCAAGGATTCTGACGCCGACTACTACCTGAACGCCTACAACAACCTCAAAAAGGCCATGGGGATGGACGACTGAATAGGTGTCACACTGGGGCACCAAACGGTGCCCCTGCCCTGTACAATAGCCAAGTCAACCGCAAACGACCGTGCCACACTTTAACGTTCGCTCCAAGACCGCCCACATCGACCTAGGCCGATTCTTCTATCTGGGCTGGGATCTCCGAGGCCATTATGGTGATGAGGCCTTTGGTCTGTCAATCTGGGATCTTTACATTGGCTTCTACCACGGCCAGGGTTGGTGTTGTGGTATTCTGGATGAGAACGGCTGTCTCCCTGGGCAATTCTGATGACATACAAAGAACTCCTGCAACAGTTGCAACAACTCAACGAAGATCAACTCAATTCTGATGTTGCCGTCTATGATACTGGCACCGATGAGTATTACCAACTCATTGTTGAGTTAGTGTTTGCAACTGATGAATGTCAGGTGCTTGATGTAGACCACCCTATCATTCGTTTCTGATGCAATTCCAAGTTGATGACATCGAACTCGATTTTGAGATGGAGGATG